GGATGGTCCTTCTTTTATTTTCAATAACAAAATACAGATTGTGATTTTCAAAAATGATGAAAATTGAGGGAGATAATGACTTGTATAATCCAGTGAAATTCGGGTTATGACACAATCTGGCAAGTATCCGATAAGGGTCACTGCATCGTTCATAATCTTAGGTTCAATCGTACTCATCTGATAACGTCGAATATCATTGATTTCTTTAATCTTCGGATGATTAATGAAAGCCGCTTCAACGTCACCAGCCAGGATGACAACATTTGGTGCTTTTCCTGATTTCTTGATAATATCTAAACGACGTTGCTTTAGATATTCATATGGGTCTGATCCGGCATCTGACCATAGGTCAATTCCTGATAAAGCTTCTTTGTTTGAAAATGAGTAATCGACAACTTGCTCGATGTAATCTTCATTCTTGTCATCGATAAGTCCACGCATCGTTACTTTTCCGTTTAGGATAACTTCACGACACATCCATTCTTCACGACGTGTAATACTGTCATCCAGTTCTCGAAGGTCTCGTCCCATCATCTCTGCAGCTCTTTGCTCTGGGGTTTTTACACTATAAACAGCTTCTCCCATGGATCGCTTATTGATGTCATCTCCGGTGATAATTCGTTCCGGTGAAATTCTAGGAACGCTGTAGGTATTTGTTGTAAACCCTTTGCGTTCCATAACAACACCACCGACACGTGGCGCTACAAAAGGTGCCATTTCACGACGTCCTTTTTTGAAGTCCACATCCACTTTCTCCGTTACCGATGTTTGTATGTTCGGAAAAAACGTATCTCTTAAAAATGTTCTTGGTGCCTTCATTCTATTGATAGCAGCCAACATTTGTCGTGTTTGATAAATTTGAATAGGCATTTATTTTCCTCCTTATACTGCGTCTTTTAAAATAATATTGACAGTTCTTAGTTCATCCTCATGATCAGCTGGAGTATCTGTGCCACCAAAGACTAAAGCGCCTCGGTTAAACTCACCCGACTGATAACACTGAGCGACAACTGATGCATCTGTAGTGTCCACTTCATCTGCTAAAATAAATGACGCAACTTCTGATCCATCTGCTGATGCTTTGTCACAGACTTTTCCAAGTCCGCTTGCCGTTACAATACCTATAACGGTTCCACGGCTTAATACACCTTGACCTGATGCTAGTGTAACCCCTTTAAGCGCTGAATTAATTGTAGTTCCGATGATAAGATTATCCGGTTCATAGCTTCCTGTTTGCTCGTATAAATTTCCCATGCTTATCTTCTCCCTTCTGCTCCTGCAACTATGAAGTCAATGACTTCTGCATTGTCTTGAACTTCTGTATTATCCGATGTCGAGCCAGATACAGATTCAACACCTGAGTTTTGCACATCGTTTTGCGCATTTTTTAAGTAATTAGCACCCTTTTGCGCTTGATTTTTAATGGATTCAAGAGCTAATGTACCTGCATCCATCACCGTTTCACCGTATTTAGCTTCATTAACAAGCTTTTCATCCATGTTATTTGCAATTTCATCAATTGCTTTTAAGCGATTTCTCTCTTGTTCAGCTCCTTGATTAATAGCATTTTGTCGAATCTGATTGACAAAATTCGGATAATTCTTTTCTAAGTCTTCAATGTTTTTAATTTCCACGTCTGCTTCACCTTCCATTTCTTTGGATTTATTGATAAGTACACCACTTGCTTGTTTCTTTTTTACTTGCTTTTGGTTTTTGATTGCATCCGGAACATTTTTAAAGTCATATTGATTGACCACGCTAAACAAATTCATGACCTCGTCTTCATCTGCTTGCTCATTTTCTTTTTCGTCTGCTCCAAACATGACTTCATCACAAAAACCTTCCTCAACGGCCTCTTCACCGGTGTACCAAGTTTCTTTTTTCATTAATTCTTGGATTTCCTCTTCTGTCTTACTGGTAATCTTGACATATGCATTGATAATGCCCTTTTTGATGGTTTGAAGCATGGATATATGTTGCATCAACTCTGTTTCATTAAAATAACCAATCAGGAGTTTAAGCGGATCATGAATCATGAAATAACTGCTTGATGCAATAGTTCTTGATTCACATGCGGCTGCAATTCCTACCGCTGCACTTGCACATAAGCTATCAATTTTACATGTAATTTGCATTCCATTTGCTCTCGCTTCCTGAATCGCAGTTCGAATCGCTTCTGCAGCAAAGACATCTCCACCGCCACTGTTAATACGTACGCATACGTTTTGGGTCGTAACCGCATTCAGTTCTTCACGAAACTGCATAGGGGTCACTTCGTCTCCATCTTCGTCTTTCAACCAGTTATATGACTTTTTATTGGCAATTACGTCATATATTAAGATTTCTGTAAGGTCATTTCTTACTTGTACAAAGTTATAGACCATTTGAATTTTGTTACTTATCTTTGCCATCCTCTTCACCTCCCCTCGCTGTCATCAGCATTTCATTTTCCTTAGCCAGTTTACGTACATTATCTGCATAATTACCTCCAGTAAGTTCCATGGTTTCTTTTTCTCTCGTCGAAAACCCTTGATTGACGCGAAGAATGGAAGCATTCACTTCCTTAACCGGGTCAATCTGACCAGGTGAAGGACCAACCCATTCTGCAGAACACCATGCCTTTTTAATTAATGGATCATTAAAGAAGCCCGGTGCTTTAATTCGGCCGATAGCAACCGCTTCGGATAACCACATGTCATAAATGGGTTGGCAAAAGTCATTGGCAAACCATGTCCGTCGCATTCGAAAGGCTTTCCATGCTTCCAAAAGAGCTGCCCTTGAAGCTGAATACGACGAAAGAAATGATTTGGTCAATAATTCATAGGGTATTTCCAGTGCGGCACCAATTTGTTTCATCATAGCTGTTACAAAACCGTCAAACCCACTTGCTGGACGCTTAGGATCTGCAATAACGACATCTTCATTTACACCCAGCACATTTATTGTTCCTGCACCCATCTCATAGGTTGTTTCATCCGCATCATCCATACGATCTTCTTCGCTAAAGGCTTCTCCAAAAGGATTTTCATTTGTTGGTCCTGTTTGCTTGATAAATGCCGTAAAAAAAGCAGTGATGACAGCGGCTGTCAACTCTGCATTGGTATATCTTGTAATTTGTCTAAGTGTTTCAATCACCGGGGCAAGATATGGCACTCCACGGTATTGTTCACAACGCTCTGATTCCATGAGCTGAATGACATTTGGATTGCCTGTTACTTTCCCAAAGGCTTCTACTCGTTGCCATGTTCGCATTTTCATATCATTGGGATAATAGTCCGATATGTGATAGGCTACAATCGCTCCATGCTTATCAACTTCTACACCATTAAAGATACGGTTTCCATTCTTCCCTTTTCCGGTTGTTGATTCCATAGCATTCATGCTCGAATTTGACAAAGGCGTACTGATTCGATCCGCTTCGATTAAATGAATACAAATGGAATAGGGCATAAATACGGTTGGTTCCCGATTTCGAACTAGCCCCCACCCATCACCGTTAAGCAACCAACTCATTAAGGCCAGTTGCTGTTGCTCGTAAAAATTATTCACCATTGTGGCATCTGAAAACTTTGATTCAGCCCATAGTTCAAACTCTTTTTCTGTTTTCTTTTCCCACTGTGCTGCTTCTTCTTCGGTCAATCCTAAAGTTTCATGATCAATGCGACATTTCAGTTTCAGTCCACTTCCCACGACATTTGTGCGATTCGTTTTAATGGCCGAAGTTGCTATCGGTCCATTCATAAATAACTGTCTTGACCGGTTTCGCAAAGTGTCAAGGTTATCATTAATGTCTTGATTGGGGTTTCCACTCACTGATGTAGCACCAATCATGGATTTTTTAGTGTGGCTTGCCCCACTTTCATCATATCCGGAGTTAAGTATTGCCATCTTTTTACGTGCAATCTGGCGATTCAAATACATTTGCGGACTGATGGGTTCTATTATTTTATCGATAATATTCACATAATCACCCCTTTACAAGTCTCTTGGTACAATTCGATAGGCTTTTCGACGGCCTCCGGTCTTAATTAAGCTATCAATCTCATCATATTTCTTTTCTAATGTATCAATCATGATCTGAATTTCTCCAAGATTAGCCCTGGTCAAGCTTCGTCCACCAATGCTATAACTTTGACTAGATAAAACGGCCATTTCAGCTTCATAGTATTGATCTAATCGCATCTTTATCTTTGCTAAGCGTTCTTTTTGAATCGTTATATTCATTTCAATCACCTAATTCCCTTATTTACCACGCCTCGACGTCGCTTTTTGACATTCTGGGCTGTTACCGGAATACTTTCACCGCGCTCACGCTGTTGTTCTAAAACTTCAAAGGATGGATTCAGTATTTCAAGTGCAGCCGTTGCATAATTTCTAAGGTCAAGCGCCTCATTTCTAGCATGGGCCTTCTTCTTGATCCATTCCACTGTACGCTTACCTTTGGAATATTTAAAGCGACGACGCTCAGATGTCAATCCATTAAAAAAGTACTCATCATATCCCCGATCTGCTTCAATGGGAAAATGACAGTACCCTTCATTGTTTTCAAACTCAATTTTCAATCGACTAATAATCTTTGACTTTCCGTCATCAACGCCTAAGGAGAATAATGCACATTTATATCGATTATTTCTACTTGGTTTTGATATAAACGGAATCCCATAACCACCACGTCCTTTAATAGCAAAAATACGTCGATGCTCGCGCTTCTTACAAAAAGCATACACCTCATTGGCTTGATAACCGGAGTCAACACAGCATGCGGCAATCTTAATGCCGCTTCCATCTGCATAAGTAAATACTTTCTGTAGATACATGTCCAAATCATTCCAGACTGCATCTTCGGTCGGATCACCATAGAACATACGATATTGGATTCCATAACTGACATTCCCTTTGCCCCAACCAACAACTTCTATCTCAAGTCGGTCATCCTGAACATCAACACCTGCAGTTAATATCAAAACTGAATCGGGCACTTCACACTCATATCGTTCTCGACGTTTCATCAACGTATCTTTCTCAGCCATTTCACCGTCTTGATCTTCCCAGCTCTCACCAAGATATGTATTGATAAATGTTTTTAACTTCTCTTTATCATTTTTTGATCGTCGAAATTCATCAATAATCGTCTGCCAACGCTCCCATGGAGATGCCAATGCATTCATATGAAAGCCACGCTTGTCTTTGACCTCAGGATTTTGTGCAATCCACTTACCTTCTTGATTTTTCCATTCAAATTCATTGTTTCGTTCCTTACAATGACAACATTCCATGGTTACATCTTCAAAGCGAATTTGTTTCCATGATAAGGGCTGATAATAACCACAAACAGGACAAGGTAAGCACCACTGTTCTTTTGAACTAGACTCGTATTCGTCTTCAATACGTGAAATGCCTTTTTCTGTTGGCGTCGAAACATAGATTTTCTTACGATTGTAAAACGTCTTCGTTCTTTTCTCGGCCAAGCTTAATGGATCACCTTCATCGCCTGCTGAATCCGGAAATCTGTCAATTTCATCTGCTAGTAATACTCGAATCGGTCTTGACGATAAGTTTGTTGGTGAATTGGATCCGACAAGGACCACATATCCACCCGGAAATCCTTTTTCTAGTATGGTATTATCCGAATCTCTTGACTTACTGTCACTGACCTTGGCACTTAGAACCGGAGTATCTCGAATCATTGGTGCAATTCGCTTCTTTGAAAAGGACTTAGCCAAGTCAACTGTTGGTAAAAGAATCATAATGGGTGCCGGATTGTAATCCATGTAATAGCCTAAGATGTTTAGCTCCATTTCAGTCTTTCCGACCTGAGAACTAAACATAGCAACAACAGTTTCAACTTCAGGATCATTCACTGCATCCATCACTTCACGCTGATAAGGCGCTCGATCTGTTCTCCATTGTCCGGGTTCAGCTGAACTTTCCGGTGATAGCTTTCTAAAACTATCTGCCCACTCACTGACGGTTAGCTTTGGAGGTGGTGCAACGATTTTAGCAATCGAGCGAAAAAGTCTAATCGTCCTCTTCGGTATCTTCTTCGTCGAGTTCATAATCTTCATCCTCTTCATCGTCAAGTTCTATATAATCTTCCGACAGGAATACTGCAGGATCATAGTCAGCTAATTCTTCAAGAACTTCATTGAGTTCACCTTCAAGTAAATTTTGAATGACATTTATTTCATTTCTGGCCAATAAAGAAGGCGCCATCTTTGATGGCACCCCCAGTAATCTTGCTTTGAAATTAGACAACATATTTTCCATAACAATACGAACATCTTCGGCGGCATGAACCTCACCTTGAATTTTTGCCAGTTGAATCTCGGCAATCTTACGTTTGATCACTTCGTGTTTGGCATGTTCGTCATCATAATTTAATTCACCCTGCTGCTCATGCATCTGATCTGCTTCATTGTTTGCTTTGAGTGAAGCAATATACTTTTGAATACTGGGAAGCAACATATACTTCCCACGACTGGCTTTTTCGATAACACCTTCCTCAGCATATTGTCGTATGCGTCGGTCCGTCACATTTAAAATCTTCCCCAGGGTTTTCCCGGAGACGGTCAATGTTGATAAAGTATCCATGGTATTATTCACTGCCACCAGAATCACTCCTTTCAAAATCGGAAATATTTGATTGCAACAAAAAAGCGGAAACGGAAACCTCCCAAAAATCTTTTTTGTAACTGAATGACTTTTGGGGTCGTCCGTACCCGCATGGGTGTCAGAAGCTAGAAGAACCTATCCTTTATTTGCAAGTAACCGTTTCTGTTTTTCTACTAATTCTCGTTTTTTGTAATATAACTTTCTTGTTAATTTTTCTATGATAACATTTTGTAGATCAAGCATTATTTGTACTTTACTATAATCAATATCACCTTCAACAATGATTTCAATTTTTTTATACTCAGTATCGATAAATTTTTTAAGACATTCATCAATTTCTTTTTCTTTAAATATATCTTGTATTTCAAGTTTCATGATTGTGGGAATATGTAAATCAGGATATGTATAGTGTCCTTCATATTTTGGGGTATTTTTATAGAAATTATAACTAATATCCGCTTTACACTCACCTATTTTTCGGTCGTATTCTAAGAGTTTATCCATTTGTTTGTCAAGGCGCTCTACTTCGTTTTGAAGCACTGTATATTCTTGCATATTAACTGAATACATATTTTGTATGTTATTTTCTTTTGATACGCTCCATAAAATGTAACTAAAAAAACCAGTTGTAACTATTTGTATCCATTCTCCAAGATTCGGAAAATCTTCATACGTCAAAAATATGTCTCCCTTTAAATATTTAGAAATTATCGAAAAAAAATGAACTATATTTGCATTCATAACAACCACAATAATTAAAAATATGAACACTAATATTTCTTTATGCTTTTTAACTCTTTCTTTTATTTTTCTCATATAGCTTAACCCCTCTATTATTATTTTGTCTTGTATTTTTGCATTACAATAATTATATCTTTTACAAAATAATAGTCAAGTGAGTAAGACATATCTATGATTTTGTTGCACTCGATTGAAACTTTTCCTTCCATAAGATACCGAAAAAAATGAACTATCAGTGCAACCACTTCTGATTATGTAACAGTCAAGGTAAAATAAAAAATCATTTCCGCAATTAGTCATATCTGAACGATTTGATAGCATCGTATCTTATCGTCTCTGTAAGACCTATGTAATGCCTTGTTTCAGCTATATCCGCATGATTAAAGATCTCTTTTAACATCATAATATCTTTCGTCTTGCGATAGTAATGATAACCAAAGGTTTTCCGCAAAGAGTGGCAACCGATTTTTTCAATTCCCATCTCCTTTGCTCCTGAATTCAAAATTCGCCAAGCTGTTTGACGTGATATTGGACCGTGTATTCCATTCTTATTTTTTTGCCTCGATGCAAACAGGTATTCATGATCTTTTTTATCTTGAATATAATGATTAAGGACTTTCTTCAATTCATCGTTAAGCGGAAAACGACTAGGTTTTTTTGTCTTCTTTTCAGTGATGTAAAAGTGTTCTTTTCCTCTAACGTCCCGAACTTTAAATCTCAAAATATCAGAGATTCTTAGCGGTGCATAAATTCCAAAGTTGAATAACACATAATCACGCTCATTCCTTACATAGTAGTAATTCAATAAGGTATTAAGCACATCAAGATCTTTAATTGGATATACATTTTTCATTTCACATCACCTAATTATATAATGATCCAACCTTTTTCTTCATGTGCAAATGAATCTTTTTAGCAAATGCATGAAGACCGGGATCTGCATCAATATCTTTCGCCATAATGATTTGGCTAATATCATTGGAAATATACTTACGATTTGAATTATCCGTTGCAATTCTATAACCATTTTGGTTGAAATAATCAGCTACTTTAACTACACTTTGTTGTTGAATATATTCTCGGAGTACTTCCTCGTTAAAGTTTGTGCACTCGAACTTTTGATATCTGATCAATTCATTCAACAATTCTACATTTTTCTTGATGTTGTTCTCGAGATTTTCAACTGTAATTAAATTCTTTCGCATATTGCCTCCAATTCAAAAAGCCACTTAGGAATTTGCTCCTAAATGGCTTTTTAAGGGGAAATCATTTTATATGATTTTTTTGACACTATCATCTTACCACGCATTTTGTCCTATTTTTTCCCAACTTTTACCAATCACCTGTTTTTTTAGTTTTTTTGATACATTCAAATCCTCTTTTTATCCCTTCATCTCTGATTCTGTAGAGAGATGATTTGCTAATATGTAACTTATTGCAAGCCTGATGCCATTTGTATTGCTTAATGTGAAGAAGTGTTAATACTTCCCTTTGCTGCTCATTCATAGAGCTCAATATTTCATCAACTCTATTTTTCACAATGTAAAGTTGATCTATTCTTTCACTCATATAATTAACTTGTTTTTCATATTTATCAATTATACGTGTTACTGCTTCTGCGGTAGGATCTGAGATACGGTTACTTCCTTGCACACTATCTTCTCTAATCTGTATTGCTTTCGATGTATCCCTTTCAGCCTTTATTGCTTCTCCTAAGGCTTTTATTTCTTCTTTCATTACCTGAATATTATCACAAGCGTATGAGTACTGTTCGAGTAAATCTTTTATTTCATTTTCTAACTTCTGTTTTTCCGCTCTTCTTTCTTGATCCACTTTTTTTATCGCCGAATATGCCGTTGGATCTTTACAGCCTGATCCGTTAAACATAGGGTTCTTTGCCATGTTTTATCCTCCCTTTGGTGTATTTCATTCATGAATATAATTTGTGTATCTTAGGATCTCTTTTGATGTAATATTCGCATTCGCTTCCCCTGCTTCCATATCCCACGTATTTCGGTTTTCCTTGTATCCTGTGGCACTCAAAGACTTTCTTTCCTGTTTTAACTTCTTCTCCTATACGAAGGGAATGATCACATGTTTTGCAGTTATTTTTCATCGTATTCACGCTCCTTAACTAACGGTCCCAACTATGGCCGCAATCGTTACAAGTAAAACCTGCGTTAGATGAATTGTGGCTTGTATTGTATAAATTCTTTTCGCCTACGTCTATTATAGTACCGTAAATAACGGCTTCTTCTATATGTACCGATGTTAAGTAGTCGCCTGATTCCCATACATTAATATTTTCACTATCACACTTTATACATTTCATTACGCTTCACTCTCCTTAATCTTCATCTGTCATTGCTAAATATTCATTACAAGATATACACTCAACCTTGACGTTGTCATTTAGCTGCTCTTTTATCGTATCAATTAAGTTCTTATGTACTTCTTCGTAGTTCTCGTCTTCAATATCTTCTATAACCTCATTATTTACAATGGATGTTTTTATATATCCACATTCACCGTCACCATCTGTTAATTTAAAACAAAATATTGCTTTCATCATTCCTCTTCACTCTCCCAACCACATTTTTTACAATGCAATTTCTCATCTTCATTGCTGTCTACCACTATTCCTTCTTTGCATTCCGGACATCTATCTCCAACATCTGGCCATCCATAGTAATCAGCTTCACTTAGTCCTACCCAACTTGGATCATTCATTCTGATTCACTCTCCTCTTTCGCAAGCCTTCTTTTCGTTTTACAATAAGCTACAGATGCTTCGTCACAAAATTCCTCTGATTCACATAACCTACAATCTTTAAATTCAATCTCTCTAATTTTTTGCATTTCTTCTCTTGTCATTCCGCTTCACTCTCCTTAATACTCTGTTGATGCAATGATAAAGGGTTCTGTTATTTCCCTTGTCATTCTTTCTACGTAAATTTTTGCATTTGTTAATCTCCACTTCGTACCATGAAGCAATCTCACTGCTCCAACTCTTGATTTTTCACCCGGAATATATTCAGTTAACGGAGTGTTTATATCCACTTCGTCCCAAAACTCTATACTATTTGCCTTGCATTCTTCAACTTCATCAATTGATTCTATAGTATCTTGGCCAAATTCTTTTCGGTACCATTCAACTGTGTCTTCTAGGTTTAGTGGACTAGCCACCCAATCATAATCACTTGTTTGATAAATTTTTATATTTTCATTCATTTTTATTCACGCTCCTTTTGATATTACCGAAGGCCACCCCCGATGCGGTTGGTTGATGGCCATTCGGTTTGTGACAATATCCTTTTGTTTTCGAGTTGCTTGGCTTTTGATCTATATAAACCGGTATAGGGTTACCAGGTTATAACTGCTCTATTTGAATCTTTAATACTGCTTTTAATCCAAACTCCTGTAATATGCTATTGAGTTCATATATCTTACTAGGATTTTTTTCAATTGATTCTAGGACTTCTGTCCATTTTGGCATCAACTCTTCTGTCGGATCCGCTTCCTGTTCTGTTTGTGCCTCTTCCGGTTTTGTTGGTTCAATTGTTGCGGTGTCCGTTTTAGTCTTTTCGGGCTTTTCTTCGGGTTTTACTCTATAAGCTTTGCATTCTATGTCATATCTGAGCATTAAGCCCTTCTCTTTAAGTATTTTGTGGATTTTCGATGTATGATAGATTAGTCCTGCATCGGAAATATCCTTGGGTAAATCAATTACATCTATTAGGGCTTCTTTTGTTACATGCACTTTTCCTGTTGTTTTTACTAGTCTTTCGATATTGTTAGCTATTTCTTTGTGATTATATGCCATGGTGAACCTCCTTAATTTTTATATTGCTTGTTTCATTTCTTTTAAAGATAAAAGCTTTTTGATTTTCCATTTATTTATGAACTTTTCAACTTCTTTGCTTGGGCTTTTGTTTTTTAGCCCTCTGTTCTGAATTACTTTCATTTTTTCAGTATTGAACTCTATTGTGTAATAAGGTTTGTTGTTTTTTCTTAAAAAGAGAATCAGGTTTTTCCCTTCTGCCATGTTTTCGCTATATCTTGAACCTCCAACGCAATGTCTTAGCGTCTGTCCCTCTTCTAGGATGAGTTTGTGACTTTCTGCAACTTCAATTTTTAAGTTTCCCGCTTGATAAGATAGCAACTCATTCCATTTGTCATATTGGACCTTTATGCCTTGGTCTAATATTTTACTTTTCTTTAATTTGATTAGTTTCGTGTACTCTTCGTGTTTCTCCTGAAGGTTTCTAGGGAATAAAACGAAATTGCTCTTTGTGTCCAGTTCTAATTTTTCGCATTGCTGCAAGTAATCGCGCCACGTGGTTACAAAATGGTTCTTGTCTGCACTGCTACTTGTAAAACCTCTTTTGGTTACTGGGTCCGTGTTCTTTTCGACATAATTTATGAGTTTTTGAGGCGATATCCATTTTAATATCTCGGTAAATGTTTCCGTGTGCGTATTTTCTAATGCCCATATGATTTGTTCGTCTGTTAAGTTTTTTCCAAGTTCTTCGAGTGTGCTTATGAACTCAATTCCTTCTACCTCTAATTCTAATCTTATTGCTCTATTAAGCACGTTCTTGCTTAATCCTAGCCGTTTTTCATCCATTTTCAATATTCCGGCTGTTCCGCCCCATTTAGTTGTTCTATGAATGATTTGATTTAGCAATGTTTGGTAGTTTAATTTGCTAAGCATTTCTATTGCCGGATATCTTTCCCATGTATAGATGTAATCGCTAATATTCATGTAGTTTTGCTTTAAGTGGTCGAGTCCTGAATACTTCCACTTTGTATTCTTGACTATCCCTTTAAGGTTTTTCTTGTAAAGGAACGGGTTTGAGTCTCTGAGTAGTTCTTTATTAAAGAAGACGCTTCTTTTATGCTCTTTTCGCCACTCGCATTGACTTTTATTATAGTTCCATAATTCTTCGTATTGTTCATATAGCGTAACTCCATTTTGTATTTTTAATATTTCTCTTGATCCTTCCCAATAAGTCATTATTGGATCTGATAACTTGCCTAATATTTCGTCAGGAAAATTACTTGTGTCGTCGCTACACTCTTTAAACTTTAGATGCGCTTTAAAGTATCTTATGACATATTTCCCGTCGCTCATTTTTTGCATGATGCTTACAATTGTCGTGTCTTCATATGATTTAGCTTTGTTTATTGCCCTAAACGTTATTTTTGCTCTGCATGCCGGACACCTACCTGCCTCATTGTGTTTAGCTTTGCTTGCTTCGACTTTCTCTCCACAAGCGCTGCATAAACCATGGACTTTTGAGCCTACTTTTTTGTAAAAAATGTACTTATTGTTTTTAAATGCGCTCTTTCTTATCCAATTTTCAAAGCCTTTCGGTACCGGCGGAACTTCTGTCATGAGCTTTTCAATTTTCTCTTGTAGTTGTTCTGATCTGCTAGACATGTCCGCTCCTTTCTATGATTATTCTTTAATCATTAGTTTTTCTAAGAACTTGTTAACTGCTGCTTTATATTTTTCGTATTCTTCCGGCTCTTCTTTCTCGATATCGTCAAGCGTGGCCAAGAGATCGTTAAAGAAGTTCACTAGAAGCCCGAATGTTGATTTAAACTTGGCTATACTTTCCGATGAGTGAAGTTTAGAGTTAGTTTGTTCTAGTTTTGCTTTTAGGCTGTTTAATTCTTCTTGAAGTCCTTCCGGAATTGTTTCAATAATCTTCTCTACTTCCACTTCAATTTCTTTTGGTTTCTCTTTGAGTTGCTTCTTTAATTCTTTTATTTCTTTTTTTCTTTTTTCTGCCTCTTCTTTGAGTTTTTCAAGTTCTTCGGGGTCTATTTTTTCTTGATTTTCTTCTTCGTGTTGCTCCTGTGATTCAATTAGCTCTTTGAGTTGTTTCTTCTCTTCTGCGTTTTCTTTCACGAGCCTTTCATAGTCTTCGATTTTCTCAATCTTCTCTTGAAGTTCTTTGGCCAATTGACTTTCTTTTTCCGTTTGTTCCTCAAGTTGACTTTTTAGGGTTTCTTTTTCTTCTTTTAAGGCTATTTTTTCCTTAATTGCCTCTTCTAATTCTTTAACTGACATTTCCTCAACTTCATTTTCAACTACGAAGTTTTCTCTGTCTTCAAAATCGAGCTTAAGCATTGCTATTGCTTGTGTGTAGCCCAAATCGGCAACTAATTTCCGATTTAAATTATCTCCCTTTTTTACGCTATATTCTTCATAAAGTCTCATGAGATTAGTTGCTGTTCTTTGGGAATATTCTACCTTCTCTTCTAGCCATTTTTCCCAATTTCCATGGCCAACCAATTCTTTTGCTTCTTTTAACCTTTTTCCGATTTCCATTGCGCTATTTAATAGAATTTTGCTTGTTTGCGCTTTTATTATTTTTATTTCTGATACAATCGTGTTAATTTCTGATACTACCGCTTCATCATTTCTGATATTTGTTAAATCCGACATATGCTCCTCCTATAATAATTCATCTAGTGAAATATCTACTTTCTTTTGCGTGTTAACGACTTTAAGAGCCGGTGTTTCATTTATTTCAAAGTATTCTAATACGATTTTAAATCCCTCTTCTGGTGTTAACATGGCCATGTTGTTTTTTTGCTTTTTCTTTGCTTTGTTTCTCATGTGTTCTAGGCTTCCCACTATAGTCTTTCCTTCTTTTATGATGTTTTCTGCATGTCTTGGATTGTTGTCGATATAACCTATAAGATAATCGCCCACGTATTTGACGTAGGTATTGTCTTTGTTGCTATTTATTTCTTGATTCAACTTCTCTATTGCTTTTATTTTATTATCCATTATTCAACCTCCTTCAGCTCTATGCCACTTCTATATGATATTTTGATGACTTCGTCTTTGTTGATCATGTCATTAATGATTCTTTTTACTGTCGCTTCGCTGACTTCGTGTCGCTTTGCTACGTCTGTCATTCGGAATTTTCCTTGACCTGTTTTGTTTTCGAGTTCTCTTCTGATTCTCGCTTTGGTTTGAATCATGTTGTAACCTTGACTTTTCGAACTCAGAAGATTAACACTTTTGTCAAACTCCATTGATGATTCGATTGCCTCTTCTCTTTTGTTTAATCTGTCGAAATACTCTTCTACTGTTAATTCAATATATGCCATCTACTTTACTCCATTCTTCGATGACGCTTGATATTTCGTTTGCAAAATCATCGATGTTATCCGCTTCTATATCTACTTCGTTGTTTAGTTTGACCGTTATGCCTCTTAAGTGATATTTCACTTCACATTCTGTTCCGGCTATGTCAATCAACTCATCCGGTTCTGTGATGATGTCAAATTGATGTTCGAATTTCTTTGCCGGTGAGAACCATATTTCTTCGCCTTCAAGGATTATGTAACCTGGTCGGTTGATGACGATCGGATATGATTTTTTGTTCCGCTTCAAGTGTAAGATCATCTTGTCGTCAAAGTGTTCTGTTTCGATAATGTCGATGTGCTCAAGTTTGAGCTCTTCCTTTAGCTTGTTTACTTCGGTGAATTCAATAGCCTTTATGGGCTGGTGTTTATATCTTACTCGCATGATATCCTCCTATCTCGCTCTTGGGTTAAGTCTAGCCAATCAACCACTCGTTCTAAATCGAATACTACTTCTCCGCTTCTGATTTCTCTCGGCATCCCAAGGCCTTTGAGTGTGTCTACTGTATCTGGTGTCAATTTTAGTATCTTCGCTAATTGTTCTTTGTTGTATCTTCGTCTAATTCGTTTTTTCCGAACTCTTGTATCCATTTTTCCATTGACCACCCTTCTTGTTTCATGATTCGTTTTTGATGTTGCTGTTTATATGGTTTGGTGTCTATCTTGGCATCGTGCCACGCTCTGTGACATATCTCGCATAGTTTCATTTGTGCTCCGTACTCGATGCTCTTGTTTCGGTTGACGCGCCCGTTAAAGACCTCATGGGTTGATGTTGCGCGTTGTTTTCCGCAGATTTCGCAAGGAATGTTTTCGGTGATGCGCTTATTAGGGATGTGCTTGGTCCGCTTCCGCTTCTTTTTTGGTTTTTCAAATATCAATGCCACTTAGTTCAGCCGACTTTCTTTCGTAGGTGATTAATTCCTTAACTTTTGAATGCGTCCCGATTTTTGCTTTTATCATTGGATTTATTCGGAGATAATCTTCCCATATCTCTTGCCAGAGTTCCTTGTTTTTTATATCCAGACCTTTGGCGCTTTCCCATCCATTTTGCGACCAGACTTTTATGTGTTTGTTGATGCCTTGTTCAACATAGCGACTTTCTGTGATAATCGTGAGACTTTTAGTCTTTCCGCTCTTTGTAAGCATTTTTAGGCCTTCCAAAACTGCGAAAAGTTCAAGTTCATTCGCTGTTGTGTCGAATTTTCTTCCGGAGATGATTTTTTCACGGTTTTTGTAAGTGAGTAAGACCGCGTAAACACCTGAAAATGCTCTAACGGAACGAACGCTGCCTTTTGCATATATCTTTAGCACATTATCCACTTCCTTTCCTTCGTAATCTCAGATAGATGGACCACCCTGTAAAGTCGTTGTAAACCGCTTCAATTCCGCAATCTTTATCTACAAGCTCATATTCGGAGTAGTTTTTCAATATTTTTGAGAAATCTCCGCTCATGGCTGCTTTTATGATTTGGCCACGTCTATATTTGTGATCGTTTTCTCTGCTCCATGGTCTGTCCAAGTTCTTTGAGCATGTCCAACTCTTTTTGCCTTCCGGCCTTTTTGTTATATATTGAGCCAATCCTGCAAGTCCTGTTTTGTCCGGCTGTAATCGTCTTGCGTTTGCTCGGCCAATCCGTTCTCGCTTTTTCCCTCTGCCTGTTGACCAAAGGTCCTCTGCTTCATCTCGTGTCAATCCACCATTGATGATGATATGATGATGGATGTTTTTCGGATTGTCTTCTGTTCCCCCGAATTCTGTTACGGCCACATATTTGAGCTCTAGCCCGCGTTTGGCCATATGATATTTTGTTCTCTCTAAATACTTTTGTCTTTCCTTTAATGCTTCGTCTACCGTTAGCGGAGGAACTTTATGGGTAAGCGTTACGATATAATCCTTTTCGTTGAAATTTGTGTTGATGGTCTGCCTGAGTCTCTTTTTTGCTCGTTTATCATTTGATCTTTTTTTCTTGGGTAGTGTTTCTTTTCTTTTCTTGGATCTCTTGCCATTTTTATTCAGTTGACTTTGTGTTATAGGATATATGTCAACCTCTAAATGTTCTGGTCCACAATATACCCTTTTTTCTCTTATGTAATTCACAGATATATTCCTTTCCCTGAAACGTTAGTACCCTATACGAGGGCGAAAAGCCGAACCCTCGGCTGGTGTCTTTTGGGGATCTGTGTTTGACGACGACGCTTGTATATGCGCGCTTTTCATGATATAATTAGAGATAAGCAGAACACTTATAGTTCTCGTTTATATCAATTTTAAAAAGCTTGCATCTTGCGTCTGTCTCGTCAAAGAATCCGCAATTTACGCAGGCTTTTTTTCTTGCGGTAAAACCGCAATTGCCTTTCCGTTGCTACATTCAATAATGTAGCCTTCTTTTGTCATTTCTAATACTTCTTCAATCGTCTTGGTCGTTACTGTTATTCTTTTGTCCATTCTTTTTATCCTCCTTTAATATATAAGCTATTTCACATTGTTCTGCGAGTTCTCGCATGTCTTTTACAAAGTCTTGATTTAGCATAAGGGTTGGCATGATTATCGCGTTAATAAAGAGTCCGTCTTTGATGACGATGTATATTTGTCCAGACTCGGTTTTACGTTCAAAGAACTTCGGATATTCGAGGTCCTGTAGTGGTTTCAAGTACCTGTCGTTAATGAATGTGATGCCTTCGCTTGTTTTCATCGGTCTGGCATTCATTATGCTCATCCAGGCTTTATTTATTTCTCGTTCTGCTAAATCGTCGTCATTGATGTTAAAGTGTTCATACATGGGTTGAACGGTTACAGTGTATTTATTCGCCTTTGATTCCGGAATATTTAATACTGTTAGGACCGTCTTTTCATTCAACTTTGGCATCTTTAAGAGTGGATAACATGCGAAGCCGTCAGATATCCATTGATGCGTGTATGTTTCAAGAATATTAATTATTTTGCTGTGTTTACATAGAGTTTCAATTTGTTTTAATTGCATTTCATTTTTTCCCTTCCTCTTTGTTTCCGATTGAAATTCCTGCAATAAAGCTGTTTATTTTTATGAGTTGTGATATTGTAAGGTCTTCTTTCAGTCTTGATTTTATTTCACTTGTTAATCTCTTTTTGTTCCACGATTCTTGCCTCACTTGTCTTTAACCTCCTGTTTCTTCGTGCATTCTTCGCATATGATCTGCGTTGTATAAAGACATACCTCTTCAAGCTCTGTTATATCAATTTGTTGTTCTTTCCCGCATTCAGGGCATCTTGCGTATATGTTTTCTCCTGTAATTTCTGATTCTATTGTTACACCTTCCGTTATTTTAGTTTTTATATAAAACATAATATCCTCCTATGCTGCTCCATACTTGATTGCTAGTTCCTTTGTTATTGCCACATAACCTTCGATAAGCTTTTTATCTTCTGCGATAATATCCATCTTATTCAACTTGTCCCTCTTGGACTTACAAATTCCTTCATCAGCCATTCTGCGACGCTTGTTTGTTAACCGCTGATTCAAATTAACTCCAAACCGAGCATCAATAAGCTTATATACCTCGGTTGTCAACTCTTTAATGTATTGATTTCCGCCAAGCTTTTGGGCTGCCTTAACGATTAATGTATGGCCATCTTTTCGCCATGACGTTGTGTCCAAGGAAATAACATCTCGCATGTCCTGAATTTCCTGTTTGATTTCTTTATTTGATAACTCTGCGTTTGCTATTGCCTTAAATAAATTATTAAACATTTGAAGTTCTGGGCTAAGATTAGTGGTATCCATTTTTATTTGTTGAATTTTGAAGTAGGTATCTTCAAGTTGTTCATAAACTTCCCAGGCTTTATCAGTGTCTAATATTTTTGCATGCCTTAACGCTCCTCGTTCTGTCCAAAGATAAAGGCTTGCTGTATGTTTTGGAACCAGGTCAATATTATTGACTTGGTTTTTAAATTCCTTTAACTCATCGCCTTGCAGTATAAAATAGTGTTTTCCTTGGTCAAATCTTTGCTTGTGGTTCATAAAATTGTTTTTGATATTATTCGAATCTGTTCTATAACTTTTTGCAAGCTGTGATGTTAATAATACTCTCTGGTTATTTTGTTCTATCACTTTTAATTCGTTCATTTCTTCCCTTCTTTCTCCGATTTACATATTTGGCAGCCATAGGATTTAAGATGCTTTTTCTTTTTCAGTACACTTATATTCCATGTCCGTCCACATGTTGTGCATCTAGCTGTCATAATCAACCTCCAAACAGAGCGTTAATCGCTTCAAATTGCTTCGCTCTTATTCCTGCATCTCTTGCTATTAATTGATATGGAGTAGCGTATGTGCATGCTACTGCGCCATCTTCTACGTATCCATTAAATAGGTTAAAGGCTAGCGTCGTTGCTTGTAGGCTCATTCCTGTTTGCCAATGCGCTTTTAGTCCCTCCGGCTTAATTCCCTCTGCTTCAAAATCATATAGGTCATCAATATGCTTCATGGTTTCTTCATTTGTCGAGACAGCCATGAAGAAAGCCTTTCTATAAGGATCATCTCGATTTTTTCTTATCTGCTCTTGGATAAATTCTTGTGTTCCTATTTTTGACATCTGCTCTTCCCCTCTCTACACTGCTTCTTGATGGTTGTCCTTTGCTTCTTTTTCCTCTAATTTGATAAGAAAGTTTTCGATAGCTGCTTTTCTTATTTTTACGTGGCCTAGTTTTAAATGTGGCAATTCTCCTGATTCTATAAGCTGTCTAATGATTTTTTGACTTGTTTTCATTATTTGAGCTGTTTCTTTGACTGTGTAAACTAGATCTTCGTTTTGGTCATTCACTTTTATTCACTCCTTTCTTTTTTCGCATATTATGCGACATATTGGCTAAAAAAAATCGCATTGACCTCTTCAAGAGATAGGTCCAACTCTTTAGATATGCAATCCGCTTCTTTGATTGTGAATTTTCCAGAGTTGTTGATCTTTCTGTATAAGGTGGCTTTGTCCATACCTATTTTATTTGCAAGCTCCGGAATATTTAATCCATTTTCAATTATTTTTCCCTTGAGTTTATTTACATTTACCATTTCATATCACCCTTTCTTTTTTCGCGTTCTGTGCGACTAACTAAATAGTAGCATAGTTTTTTTTGCTCGTCAAATACTTTTTCGCATTTTAAGCGATTTTTTTGTTTTTTTCTTATGTTTTATGTTGCATATTTGCGAATTAATTGGTATAATTATTCTTGAAAGGCGGTGTATTCATTGAAAATAGGTGATAGAATTAAACAAAGACGATTAGAATTGGGGTATAGTGTTGATGAATTAGCAAAGTTAATTGGCAAGAATCGTGCAACTGTATATCGTTATGAGAATAATGAAATTGAAAATTATCCAACTTCTATACTTGAACCACTTGCAAATGTTTTAGAAACAACTCCTGCTCATTTGATGGGTTGGGTTGATCGCGATAATAATAATTTATCAGATGCAAAACATGTTGCTGAACCTAGCGGAGTTTATGGTATTAGTGACCAAAGAATTTACGATCTAGCGGCTCATGGCGTTGGCCATAACGAAAATTTGACTGATGAGGAAAGAGAAGATGTTAAACTTGCAATTCAGATTGCTTTAGCCAAACATAAAAAAGACAGATAAGGATGATTAAATGGAGTATGAAAAATTACTGAAGATTTATTCAGATGAATTGATAATTAACGAAACTGAACTTAATAATTTAAAGGGAGTATATGCAAACACAAGTGCTGGCGCCGTAGTGTTAATACATAAGAATTTAACTCAAACTGAAAAACGGTGTGTTTTGGCTGAAGAAATTGGTCATCATTACACCGTTGTAGGTGATATCACTAATCAAAAAGATATCTCAAATATTAAACTTGAAAACAAAGGCCGCGCTTGGGCTTATGAAGAGCTCGTTCCTCTTATAGGTGTTTTAAAAGGATATCTAGCTCATTGCTCTTGTCGCTTCGAACTTGCGGAGTACTTAAATGTTACTGAAGAATTTCTGCTAGAAGCTATTGAATACTACAAGCGCAAACTTGGCTTGTTTTATCGTATAGATAATTACACAATTATGTTCGATCCGTTAGGGGTTTATGAACGATTTTGAAGGGAGAACTATTTTATGACTGCATTTATTTTATGTTTATTTTTTGGAGGATTGGGAATCCATAAATTTTACGAAAAAAAGATAGTATTAGGAATCTTGTATCTGTTTACCTTTGGTTTATTTGGAATTGGTTGGCTAGTAGATACTATTATTTTAGGTCTTCGCTTATTTGATACTCAGAACGCTCAAGCTGAGGTATTACCAGCTGAGGCTCAAAATGATTATCCTAATACCTCTTATGAAAAAGTCGAAAATCATATTGTAACTGAAGATGTTGCGCCAACGCCAATAAATGTTGCTAAGGAAAGTAAGATTTCTAAAAGTATCGAAACTCCTAGTATCAATTCATCTAATCAAGGAACTCAAAATCATATATACTTTAGGGTCGCCGGAGTAAGCAAGAAAAATGATATGAATATCAATATTCAAACGTCGCTTAAGGATTACGTAAAGGAAATGGCCGAATATGAACATTTAGAAAAGTATGAAGGTTTTACTAACAAAGAAATACTAGAAAATGATTATGAAGTATTTGAATATGATATAGAGGAATACGATCAAATTACTTTTGTTCCAGACCCTAATAACCCATATGATAAAAATGCTATTAAGATCATGCTAGAAGACGTTGGGCACATTGGTTACGTTCCTAAAGGTTCTGTTAAAGAAGTTAAATCTATCTTAGGCCACAATTTTGAAAGCACTATTAAAATATTGGGTGGAAATAAGAAATATGTCAATTTAGAGGGTGATCTAAAAACCGAAAAGCTAACTTATGGAGTTGCTGTTGATTTATATTATTAGAAGTTAAGGAGTGATATTGATGCAAGGCAGTGTAAGAAAACGTGGCGAAAAGTGGTACTACTCGTATGAGTTGGCCACTATTGATGGAAAAAGAAAGCGTGTGGAGCGTGTTGGCGGTCGAACCAAGAAAGAAGCTCAGGACGCATTGAGAAAAGCTATAAATGATTATCAAGAAAAAGGCCGCCATCAAGATGAAAAAGGTATATCTATTGATGACTTGCTTCGTAAGTGGCTAAATGAATATGTTGCGTTTAATAATGCTTTGACAACAATGGAAGCAGATGAAAAAGTTATACGCAATCATATTCTCCCCGCTTTTAGCGGTCGAAAAATAACGACGATAACTCCAATCGAACTTCAAGAATTTTTCAATGAAAAGTATTCTATGAATTACTCTTCATCTTATTTATCTCGAATGAGAAATATTTTAAAAATGGCTTTTGCTTATGCTGTGAATCCTTGTCAGTATTTGAAAGAATCACCTATGAATTATGTTCGATTGCCTAAGGTTCACGATAAAAAGAGCGGTTCCACTAAGATAATATCAACTTCTGATTTTAATAAATTACTAGAGTATTTTAAGGATAGCAATCAATATTTGCATTTGATGCTTGGATTTTATACCGGCTGTCGGATTGGCGAAGCTACCGCTTTAACTTGGGATGATATCGATTTTAAGAATAAGACAATTAGCATCACGAGAACAACTTTTTATGCTAATGGAAAGTTTTATGTCGGCAAAACTAAAACAGAAGGCTCTATGCGCACAATATCAGTCGGAGATAAGCTACTTAGTGCTTTGCGTGAAGCGAAGAAAAAGCAAATTGAAAATAGGCTCTATTATGGAAAATATTATAAAGAAATGTACTTGATAGATGAGATAGACGAAAAGACTCGTAAGGTTCGCAAGCGCATACATGAGTTTGATGGTTATTCATCTAATAAAGAAGGATCACCTGTTAATTTTGTTTGTCTGCAAGAAAACGGCGCCCTTGTCACTACCGGAACTTTTAAATCTTGTCCCGATATAGCTCGAAAGAAGCTTGGTATTGACTTCAATTTTCATAAGTTGAGACACACGCATGCCACTATTCTTCTTGCTAATGAGGCTAGTATGAAAGCTGTTCAGGAGAGATTGGGACACGAAACTATTAAGACCACGATGGATATATACGCCCATGTCACTCCAAAAATGGAGAGCGAGTTGGTTAATATAATAGAAGCTGAACGTTAAATGTCGGCAAAACACTTTCCGTCGGCAAAATGTCGGCAAATCACTCTTTTTCTTAATCCATGAATATCTCATGCCTTGATTTTACGCACTTTCTTTTTCAGCTTGTGAGTATCATCATTATTCCTACACCTAACCATAATGCTTTTTGAATATTCTGATCCATAATATTTTCTCCTTCTCCCTATACTTTAATTAATACCTACATCAATTGATAAAAAAACTTTTCTAATTCTTGAATACTTGACATGATCATCGGAACAATCATATATAAAACGATTAGACTATATGCCGGTAAAAATCCAATGTTTTGTCCGAAAATAATTTTCCGATTAATAATTTGTTCATTTAGCCATTGTCGACGTTCAATATAGTAACTCTTATCCTGAACCAGCTCATCAAAAGCTTCTAGAATACTAATATCCTCACTGGCAATTGCTAATTGATACATGATTTTTCTCATCTCCGGATGGTCTACTTTTTCTTTCATTGTTATAAACGTTTGATATCCACCCATGCTCATATCAAGTTGACAATGGTTCAATTCTTCTTTATAGTAATTCGAGTAGCTTGCCATCCAATCGCATATTTCTTCTGTATTCATACGCGGATGGTACATTAACATCAAAATAATGCTATAATATCCTGAGATTTCATCTTCCACCTCCATTCGCTTAATATATTTAATCATGCTTTCATTAATTTCCGGCATGTGATAAGCAATGATTCCAATCAAAAAACACACCATAATTTGCCACCACGTAAAATAGACATCATGATATATTTCAATTTTTTCACGTATGTGCTTTCTACGCACGTCAATCTGCTCGCCATTCAACTTGCTATCCTCACTTACCGTCGAAAAAATCCACTGATCAATATCCGCATCACTAATATTTTCGGAACTTTTTTGTATAAATACGTAATCAGCTAAGGATTCCTTTTGACGTTCTAATTGGGTTTCCATCGGCAGTGTTGCACCCAAAAATTGGTCTTGGTAATATATTTTTTTTGACAGATTTTGCCGTTCACTCAATAACATGGATAAAATGACTAAAACACTTATTCCAAACCCAATGATTCCATAAAGCCATTTTCGCTTTTGTCGTTCATTTAGGGGTAGTTTAAGCTTAGCCATCCAACGTTTCATTTGATTATTCTGAGGAAAAAAATCATCTAAACGTTGGATACGATTTAATAAAATCATGGATAAAAACATAATTCCAATCGTTATAATCTCGATGTATTTCCCTGCCATACTATTATAGAATAAGCCTAATGGGGCAAAATTACTAATTGCCCAATTTTTAAGGATACTAATTAAAAACAAAGGTATTATAGCAATGACATTCATACTTTTCAGTGCATAATTTAATTTTTTTCTCTTGACCAATTCAAGCTGTACATTTTTTGCTAAAAAACTTAGGTTTGTTAAATAGACACTTTTTCCATTCTCATGTTGGTCACCATATTCAAATGTTAAATGCGATATATTAACAAACATCTTTAAATAGGAATTTGGCGCTACCTCAAAATACTTGGTCATCGCATATAAGGGGTCTATATCCGAAAAAATCTCATATATATATTCTGCTTGGACAGTCATCTCTCTTTGTTTTATATCCATTTGTTCCAGCGCAGAATAAATCGCATCATCAATTGTTCCATATTCATAAAAACCTTGTCGAACATATCCCATAAAAACAATAAACTGTTCTAACAGACGGTAATGGCTTCGACCAATAAAGAAGTCAAAATAGCTCTCAGATGTATACCATAAAAAGAACAAAAAAATTCCTGTATAAAGCAAATTCTTGGTCATGCTCCAAAAAGCAATGAGCGATATACCATAAACAATCACTAAACCAAGTACAACATGAATTGATTTTTTACATAGGTAAAACGTATCTTTTTCTCCGATAAATTGATATCCTGTTTTTATACGTGACAAAAATCCTCTTATAAGAGGTAGTCGCATCAACAGTTGGTTTGCACTTAAGTATATTTTATAGGATTGCGTGTTAGTTACCTTGGAATGTTGTCTCCTTCTCAAAACTTCCTTCGCGATTGACTCCATAATTCACCTCACTCCACTGTTGATTAATAAACTCTATAAATCGATGACCATCTTTTTCTTCCATACTTTTTTTCATTAATTCCACTTGATTTTGAGTGATTGGATTTATGAAATTGTAGCTTCCATGATTATACTGGACAATAATATTTTCCTGATATATCTCGTGATGCTTATCAAAATTGTGCTTATTTTTTTCGCATAATACAATCTCAGAAATCCGTTCAATATAGCGATGCCCCTGTGAATCCTTTTCCATATGAATTTCAAAATCCAAAACACGAACAACTTGTTCTTCTGCAACTTTTTCATCTCTAAATACATCACACTTGAGTAAACTGTTTCTTAAGGATAAAACGAGGTCCTTTAATGTCTTTGCATGATGTGTAAAAAGGGTAAACAAAGATGCAACTTGTGCCATTTGCAACATAAGAACACTTATTTCATCTGTTGCTATTTCACCTAATATATTGACTGTACCATCTGTCTTCTTCTGTAAATCCAATCCGGCTTGACCTGAAATCGTCTCCGTTTCCTTAAACGTTAAAATATTCCGGTATGGATATAATTTTCTTAAATGCAATTCAAAAGCCATCTCTTGAACCCGCAAGGTCATTGTCGGATAAATATGTTGTACCAAGGACATAAGCAGGGTTGTCTTCCCTGATCCTTGAGAGCCTGTAATTGCAGTTATCCGTGCACCTCGCATGAGAAAGATCATCATTTGAATCAATTTATCCGAACCTTCTCCTTGAAAGAGTTGTTCTAAGGCAATATTTTTCAAATGAAATTTGCGGACAAAGAAAGCCCAACTCTCACTAAATGGGGGACGAACGACAACAACTCTAGAACCGTCTTGCATTTCATTCACTTTATATCCGATGTTTTCAGAAAGTTGGCCGGCTTTATTATAACGATATATATTCTGACAAATTCTTTTTAATTCTTTATGATTCCCAAAAGACAAAAAAGATAAGTAAATAGATTTCCCTTTATAAAAAATCCAAACACTGTCATAATTTCTTGGTAACTGCTTTGTCGTTTTTAGTCGATTCGGCAATTCATCCCACGACGTATCAATGACTCCGGATACGCCCCCCGAAATTCCATCTATAGACATGTCACGAATGCGGTCAATGACTCCAAACCCTTTGTAATTTTCATAAATCCTTTGGGCAATAATGGTAATTTTTTCTTCAAATGTAAGTTGAATTGTTCTTTTTCTATATGCCATGACAATTTGTTCACGCGAAACTGCATAAACCGGCAACTCTTCAATATCGGATTGTTGAAGTTGATCCCATTTCTCTTCTTCTATTAATTTACTCAATCCTTGAGTTCGATAGTTTCTCCAGTAGTCAAACATGAGAATATCAAACATATCTTTTTCTGAAAGAAACTGTGGTTTATCAAAATAAATGACTTTATCAACTTCTTCCTTTTTTATTAAATACTTTATCAACAGGTCACTAATCAAATCAATAATATAGCTTTTGTCTTCTAAACTACCATTGGTACATCCTTTTAATGCTTTTTTTAATTCAGTTCGTTTATTTAATTCTCGCTCATATACCTCTTTTGATCCGAAAATATTCTCAAATTGTTGCGTTGTTAACTGATACATGAGTTGACGAATTTCTTCTTGCAAGTAGTCAAGTTCTAGATGGTCTCGATTTCTTGATTTTATCAATTCGGTTTCTCTATCAAGCTGTTTCTTCATTACTAGACCAATAGCTAGCAGTGATCCGGATAAGAGAAACAGGCTAAAGATGAAATTCAGTTGTGGTCCCAT